TGGAGTGAGTCTCGAGTCGATCACGAGGTGCGCAGTCGGCTTGTAGCCGGTAAACGCCGGCGGAAGCGTCGTGAGGTCCCAGCTGAGAGTCGTGGCCTCCGGCGAGTTCGACATCGTTGCATTGGCTCGCGACGCAGGTCCGGCAAGAGCGTTGTAGACGAGGTGGATCTTGTAGCCCATCAGTGGATCTAGATCGTTTCCGATCATTGTCCGATAAGACAGGCTGAAAGCGCGGCGAGGTTGCTGTGTTACGAACAACCCGTTCTGGATGGAGACAGTTCCGTCACAAACGCCGAACTCAGCAGGAGCGCTGAAGGCCTCGATGGTTGCTTCGAACTCTTCTCTGCTGGAGACGTTGAGGAACTTGACGCCATCCTGGTAGTACGGTCGAGCCTCGCCTCCGGAAGGAGACTCCTCGACGGAGGTGAGGCCGTTCCAGGCAACGCCGTCTTGGTCGCTGAGGTAGAGGACGCCGCGATCGACGCCGGTCTCGAAGAAGCGGTTTCCCGCATCGCCCCAAAGCACTCTTGTCATCGTGGTCCTCCTTTCATCCGGATGTGCCGAGCTCGGCTCGGCGCTTAGCGTTCATCTCTCGCTGCTGGGCAAGGGCCTCAGCGCGAGTCATCTTCTTTGGTGGCGTGTTCTTCTGGTTGCAGACTCGAATCAAAGTGATGAGTCGATTCAGATGCCAGTTCTCACACTCGATCGGCACATTTAGTGCGATCATCCAATAGTAAATAAGTTCAGAAGTGATAGCTTCGCTGCTCTTCTTCGCCTCTTCGACGTTGCTGAACCAAGTAGCGGTCATCTTCTTGTTGATGTACTCGTTGATCTCCTGAATGTTGTCGTTGCTGAGCAGATTCAGGAAGTCGCGGGGAACATTCGGGGTGAGAATCATGAAGTAGATATAGTCGAACGTCTCTTCGTCGGTTTTCTCGACGGAAGAGAGGAACGGCTTCTCCCACTTTGCTTCCCATTTTGAAAGGGAGACCAGAGAGTGCTCTAGATCGAGCGACGTCGTCTCGGGGTCGATGAACAGAACCTCGTTGTCTTTCTCGAGGACTTGCTCTTCGCCAATGGCGACATGGATGGTGAGCACTCTCCGGCCTCCTTTCATGAACTACGACTGATCAGAGGATCAGACCGTCTTGGTGAACGCCCAGTCGTCGTCGACGTTCGCAGCGAAGGTGTACGTCGCGAGCGGGTACGCCTTGATGACGAGCGTCTGACCGATGGTCGGGATCGTGACGGTGCCGGTGACGACAGCGTTCGTGTCCGTACGGCGGTACTGCACACCGGTGACGGTCGGGATGGTGATGACGCCAGCCGTGGTAGCCGTCGGAGCGGTCGGGGTGACCGTGGTGACGGAGCCGGCGAACATGCCGAGAACCTCGTCGGGCAGCGGCAGCCGCGGGTTGGTGCCGGCCGTCCCGTAGAGGGCGTCGGTGAGCGCCGTGAGGTTGGCCGCGGTGACCTTCGTCGAGTCGATCGTCAGCAGGGCAGTCGGCTTGTAGCCGGTGACCGGGACGGGCGACGTGGTGAACTCCCAGCTGAAGGCCAGGGCCTCCGGCGAGTCGTTGACCGTGGCGTAGGCCTTCTCCGAGGGGGAAGCCTGGGCGCCGTAGACGAGGTGGTACTTGTAGCCGGCGTCCGAGTTGAGGTCGTTGCCGACCTTCGTGCGGTACGACAGACCGAAGGCGCGACGACCCTGCTGACCGAGGGCGACACCCTGGCTGGGGGAAGCCGAACCGTCGCACTGGGCCCACTGGTCGGGGTACGTCAGGGCCTCGATCGTGCCGCCGAAGTCCTCGGCCGAGTAGAGGTTGAGGTACTTGATGTTGTCGGCGTACTGGGGGTTCGCCTCGGCACCGGACGGCGACTCGGTGACGGTGGTGAGACCGTTCCAGGCGTAGCCGACGTCGTAGATGGAGCCGTTCATGAGGTAGAGGACGCCCTGGTCGACGCCGGTCTCGAACCGGCGCTCTCCGGACTGGTCCCAAAGGACTCGCGTCATGGTTTGTTTGTTCCTTTCAGAAGAACAGATCGAAAACGTCGTGGGTGAGGTCTGCGGTCACAAAGCGCCTACGAAATGCGCAGAGTGGCCGCTCGGCGAGCACGTCGGGAATCGGATCGTCCGGGTCCCGACTGATGTGCGTCACCTGATACCGCTTTCTGCGGTTGTAGAGCGCGTTGTTCGCGTACTTCTTGTCATCGTCATCGAATGAATAGATGATGCAGGGATACTGCATCCCAATCGACGGCGGCTCTTGGAAATATACGTTCGAACGAAGAGCTTTGAGCTGCGCGTGCAGCTCAAGGCGACGCTGGAGCGTCGGGTTCTGCTCGGGGTCCATTGTATATACCTCCCAACCGCAGAAGGAGACGAGGACGCTCTACCGTGACTTCCGAGACGGTCCAGAGCGCCCCCGCCCATTCGACGAACTTGATGGCGAAGAAGTGATCATTCGCGTATGCGTCCGCGACGATGCTGATCGTGTTGCCGACAGCGATGTCAAGGTTGACCTTGTCACCGTTGTCCTGTAGACGGCGTGTGTTTCTGATGACATCCCCGAAATATGAAACCTCGTGAATGCGCTTGACCCACACGCCGCCTACTGACTCCTCTTCAACACCGTAGCCGACGACTCCGAAGAACCTCATCGCCGGCCTAGAACCCTAGATCAGGGCGTGTAGGTCCAGTCGCGGGTCGTGTTCGACTCGAGGTAGTACCCGTTGTCGGGAGCGGCCTCGACCGTGGTGACGGAGGTGATCACGATGTCGCCGGTGACGGGCTCGTCGTTGATCGTGTAGACCACGCCGGTGCTCGTCGGGATGGTGATCGTGTTCGTGGTGCCGTCGAACGAGGGCTGGGTCGCCGTCGCCAGCGTACCGACACCGCGCGTCACGACGATCGCCGAGAACGGCTTCGTCAGACCACCCGAGAGACGCGTCTCCTGGAGGTACTTCTCCTGGTTGAAGTCGATGTCGAAGTCCTCGAACGAGGTGAGCTCGCCACCCTTGTTCGTGCCGATCGTGTAGTCCTGGAGGGACACCATGATCGCGAACAGGTTGTCGTACTCGTCGAACAGGTCGACCGTGACGATCTCCTTGACACGGAGCTTGTCGGCGAGGGCCTGCTCGGTCTCGTACAGGGCGCGACCGAACTTGTCCTCCTCGAGCATGATGTCCGTGAGCTCGGCGTCGCTGATGAACAGCGTCGGCTTGCCCGAGCCGCGGTACTTGGAGCGCGAACGCACCAGGCCCTTGACGGCGTCGCGGGGCGAGACGTTGGCGGCGAGCTCCCGACGGATGACGTACAGGTCGTCGTCGTGGAGGATCGAGCGGATGCCCGTGCCGTCGGTCGAACCCGCCGGGTCCTTGACCTTGTCGGGGCTCATCGCGGAGCGGTTGTCGCCGACGAGGATCGCGCGGGCGACCTCCTCCTCGATCATGAGACGCATCTCACCCTTGAGGAACATCACGACGTCCATGTCCGTGATGTCCAGGATGTCGTCGCGGTCCAGCTTCTGCTTCTTGTAGATGGTGGCCGGACCGGTCGTGCGCTGGAGCAGGCTGAAGACCTCTTCGACCTTGCGGGTGCCCTTGACGTAGCCCTTGGCGCGCGCCTCGTCCGCGGTGATGTCCGCGAAGAAGGACTTGACCTTGGCGAACGGCGAGTGCTTCGTGCCGTTGAGCACGACCGAGACCCACTCCATGCGGCGGGAGATGAACTCGGGGGAGTTCATCAGCGCCTTGGCGTCCGGGAACAGCATGTCGAGGTTGGTGATGCCGTAGTCGACGCCGGCGACGGGGTCGGCGTGCTGGAGCGAGTCCGCGTGGGCGAGAACGGCCTTCTTGAAGGAACCGCTCTCCTTCGCCGCGACGAGGATGTTGGTGAGCTCCGAGTGGGAGAGGACGCGACGCTTCGGGCCTGCGGCGTCGTCACTCTGGTCGAAGACGTTGGTCATGGTTGAGCCTTCCTGGTGGGTGAGGGTGTCCTCGGTGGGTGTCGCCGTCTCGGCGGTGATGACGTCGGCGCCGGTGGCGTCGTCGCTGTGCTGGGCGGCTTCGGACTGCTTGGAGTCCAGCGCCGCGCCGATCATGTAGTACACGACCTGCTTCTGCTTGTCGCTCATGGCGTCGAAGACGGCCTGGACCGTCTCGCCACTGCCGGCAGTGTCTGCGTGTACGAGCGGATCGATGTCGTGACCCGCGCTCTTGAGAGCGTGGCTGATCATGTAGTGAGTGACCATCTTCTGGTCAACACTCATGTCCTCGTAGACATCCTCGACCGTCTCGGTCTCAGCCTCAGCCTCAGCCTCAGCCTCAGTCTCGGCCTCCGCCTCGGCCTCCTTGGTCTCCTCGGCGGCGCCGGTGGAGTCCTCGGTCGGGTCGGGAACGGGAGCCTCTTCCGAGTGGACGAGAGTCAGGCCGGTGAAGATGACCGCCTCGTCCTCGAGGGTCTCCAGCTCACCGTCGGAGTGCTGGATGGCCACGAAGTCGATCTTGGCCCCGGGGTTGGCTCCCGAGAGGACCAGGCTGACCTCACGGATCATGCCGTGGAGGACCTCCTTGGACTTCTCGACGAGCTTGTTGGCGTAGATCGAGAGCGAGACGATGTCTCCGTGCTGCACTGCCAGCTTCGCGTCCTGACCGTTGCGGGTCCCGTTGAAGTAGGCGTAGCAGTAGGTGCCATCGTCTCGGTGCTCGAGCCGAGCCTTGCCGAGGAGGTTGTCGGGCTTGTCGTGGCCGTGCTGCCAGACGAGAGGAACCCAGTCGCCGTCCTGGTGCTCGAAAGCCTTGGACGTGATGGTTCGACCGTCGGTGCACTTGAGGCCAGCCTTGGTGGCGTACCCGCTGAAATCTGGTGCGGTTACCGTCATTTTGACTGTTCCTTCCTGTGAGTAGTCAACGGCCTTGAACCGTCGTCTTGGTTGAGGTCGCTTGTCTTGCCTTTTGGATTGCCGCCTTGAGTTGCACTCGAACTTGGGTGATCTGCGCCCTCACTCGATCGATCTCAGCTTGGTGATCCTTCTCCGTGGGCTTAGAAGCGTTGGTCGGGGCCGGCTTCTTGTGCTCCTCGTAGTACTTCTTGTCGGCGACCTGCTTCTGCTGCTTCTGGGCAGCCGTCAGCTTGCTGTCGCTTGTCTTCTGGGGAGTCGTGCTCTTGGTGTCCTTGGCTTTGCTCTTGTTCTTGGCATCGTCGCGGGCGACAGCCTCCTTCATGAGCTGATCCAGATGTGCCGTGAGCTTCCCCAGACGAACACGAATGCTCGCGACTCTTGCGTCAGCTTCTGAACGAAGCTGCTTCGGGTTCTTCTTGGCGAACTGAGCTTTCGACGGAACTCGGTGACCAGAGGAAGAGTTGGAAGACCCGGGCTTTCGACGAAGGACCGGTGGAGACTGACCACCTGACTTCTTCCCCTTGAGCTTTCGGACTTCCATGTAGTAGTTGTGCGCCTTGACCGGGTCGTACTCCTTGTGGAAGAACCCTTCGTCAGACACTGGCCGTGTCCTCGATCCCGAGCTGAGCGAAAGCGTCGTCAAGTGCAGCGTCCACCTCGTCGAAGGCGTCGTTCATGACTTGAGCGTCGGTGTCCGCAGCGGGAGTAGTCGCGTCGGGTCCCGGATTCGCAGCGCTTTCTCCGGCAGGCGGCAGCGGCATGTTGCTGTTCCGCAGCTCGTCGGCCTTCGGGTCCTTGGACGGGCGCATACCAATCGCCTGTCGAATCTCGTTCGACGAAGTGATCTCGTTGCGCGCGAACTTGTCGGCGATCTCGGCCATCTGAGAGATCGGAACGAACTTGAACGGGTCGCGGTAGTAACGAACAGCCTGACCCTGAGTCCTCGCGGTCTTCGTGAGGAACTTTCGGGTCAGCTCCTCGATGATCGCGTCGAGGATCGGGTTGATCGTTCGGTCGTGGTAGTTCAGCATTGCCGATTCGTCGGCTGTGCCGTTCATGACCTCTTCGGTGAGACCCAATTCCGTGTACAACTTCTTGGTCAGGAACTCGACCTGACCCATGAGGTTGTTCTCGGCCGGACGGTTGAGCTGAGTGATCTTCTCGG